CCAGCGCCGCCGGCGCCGCTGAGGCCGCTGAGGTGCCGGCGGCTCTGCAATGGCCTGGCTCGCTTCTAGCTCGGCAATCAGCTTGCTGGCCTTGTTGATGATGTTGTCCCTGACCCGGCACTGCTCTGACAGCACCACGCACATCCGAACCAACGTTCTGGGATGGCGCTCCACTGTTTCGAGAAGCTGTAGCTCCAGCACGCGCAAGGCAAAGCGATCTTCTTCGCTCAGCTCCGGCACTCGCCATTGCCCCCAGCCCATCAGAAATCCTCCAAAATCCGGTGGTTTAGAGCAGGCTCTGACAGGTTTTGACGCATGACCCAGCAGGTCACAGACTTCTGTGTCATCCAGGCCTGCAACAGCTGCTTGCACAGGCCCGGCAGAGCTTCCAGGTCAGAGGTGGCATCAATGGCCCGGGAAAACCGCTCCACCTCGAAAGCCTGGGCGTCTGTGAGCGCAATGGGCCCAGGTTCAGCCGGCACCCCTGGCAACGGCTCCCAGCCCATCAGGCCACCTCAGGGCGGGGCCACAACACCCGAATCGAGCGGGGCACACCACGGCGCTGCTCGATCGCCCCGGCAGCCTGCAGGTTCCTCAGGTGGAACTGCACCGGGCTAAGAGATGAGAGCCCCAGCGCTGCCTTCAGATCTTTCAGGGTGGGGCTGATGCCGTTGGCATCGATGTAGGCCCGAACTGCATTCAGGGTGCGCTGCTGCATCTCCGTCAGCGCCTTCTCCCTCTCCGAGGTGACTTCGGGGTGTTGCGCCTGTGCCCGCATGAAATCGTGATGGACTGGTTTCGGGTCGACTTTACCCCGGAATGGAACATACGTGCTAGGCGGGTACAGGCTCTGGCAGGAGGGACGGCTGCACGTACACCACATGCTGCGGCGGCGCCGGCGCAGTTTCCGCTGGCGGTTCATCAGAATCCACCTCCTCCTCCTGCAGCTCATCCCCCATGGCGCTGTTGCGCGCCAACAGCTGCGCCATCGCCAGCGCCTGCCGTCCGCGGCGAATCGCCGCCCGCTCGCTCATTCCCATTGCCAGGCTGATCTCCCAGAATGTCTGGCCTGCCAGCCGCCGTTCCATCACCTCCTGCAGCACCGGCCAGGGCTGCAGCATCTGCAGTACCTGATCCAACTCCCTGTTGCTGGCGGTTGGCTGCGGATCATCTGCAGGGGCCGCCACGGTGCTCAACCAGGTGTCGCCATCCTCATCACCCATCACCACATCGAGAGAGCGCAGCTGGTAGACGGCCGCCGCCTGGCGCAGGATTACCAGATCACCGGGCCGCTGCACGCCGGTGATGCCTGCTGCCAGTTGCTCGGCATCGGTGGGAGGCCTCCCCTCTTCCGCACTGAAGGCCTCGCACCACTTCCGCAGCCCGTGCATCGCCTGGGATCGTTTCGTGGGGATATGGATGGCTCCAGAGCCATGTACCAGCCGCGTCATGCTTTGCCGGATCCACAGCACCGCATAGGTGGAGAAGGCATAGCCCAGGGCCGGATCAAACAGCTCCGCCGCCCTGCATAGCCCGATCGCACCCTCCTGGATCAGATCCTGCAGCTCCAGCGCCGGCGTGGAGCTCACCGAAAATGAGCGGGCCTGGTCCGCCACCAGCAGCATGTTTCTGCTGATCAACTGCTCCCGCGCCCGCTCCCCAGCCCGCCGCAGCCGCTTCGGGGGTTCGGTGATGCCCTGCTGTTGCTCCTCGAGCGATGGCTCCCAGTCCAGCCAGGCGCGAATCTTCCGGCCCAGCAGCACCTGCTCCTCCCTGGTGGGGATCGGCAGCCGCCCGTAGGCCTTCATCATCGCGTCCAGCGGCGAGCTCACCGGGATAGGTCGGATGTTCTACCAGCCTATGGGTTGTAACATCCCCAGCCAAGGTTGTCCCTGTGTGATAAGGCCTACCCTGGCCCTGTGCGCATCGGCCCGTGGCGATCGGTTTCCTGCAGTCGAATGATCCCGGCGGCGGGTATCGCCTTGATGGTGCGCTCATCAATGTGCTCACCGGCCTGGGCACCGCCAAGGACCGCAACGAGGCAATCGGCGTCAAGCGCTCGCGCATCCTCACAGAAAGGGCCATTGATGCCCTCTACGAACAGAGCTGGCTGATCCGCCGCATCGTCGAAAAGCTCCCCCAGCAGGGCACCCGCAGCGGCTGGGATTTGAGCGTGGGGGATGAAACCTCCAGCCGCATGAAAAAGCAGCTCGATGATGTGGTCGGCTGGAGCGAGAAGCTGCACCTCCGCCAGGCCCTGGCCCAGGCCGCCACCTACAGCCGCCTCTACGGCGGCGGCGCGATCATCGTGATTGCCGACGACCGCACGCCGATCGATCAGCCGCTGAATCTCAAGCGGCTGCGCACCATCCATGGCCTCTACCCGATCGATCGCTGGCGCCTCTACCCCGCTGCCGGCTGGTCAGGGATCGGGGAACCGGAGCGCTACTGGTTCTGGACCCAGGCCGATCGCGACCTCCAGAAGCTGAACGAGCAGGCCGGTGCCAAGCAAGTCACCAGCGCCGGCCTCGGCCTCACCGATGCCACCCAGATCGACATCCACAGCAGCCGGGTGATCCGCATCGAGGGCATGCCCTGCTCCTGGCGCTCGCAGCAGGAGCGGCAGTGGTGGGGCGTCTCGGTGGTGGATCTGATCTGGGACGTGTTCAAGCGCTACGAGACCGGCCAGCAGAGCGCCGCCGACATCCTGCACGACTTCGACCTGGTGGTGCACAAGCTGCCGGGCCTCTCCAACATGCTCGCCGCCGGTGGCGAAGACAAGCTGCGCGCGCGACTGCAGGCCAATGCCCTGGCCCGCTCCACCATCGGCGCCTACCTGCTGAACGACAACGAGGAGCTGACCAACCTCAACCGCTCGGCCGCCGGTATCGCCGACATCCTCACCAGCCTGAAATCCGAGATCACCGGCGCCAGCGGCCTGCCCCACACCCTGCTATGGGGCGAGAGCCCTTCGGGCCTCGGCGCCGATGGCCGCAGCGAACAGGCGGCCTTCGGAAACGAGGTGGCCGACTGGCAGGCCCAGCACCTCAAAGAACCCCTCCAGCACATCTACGAGCTGGTGATGGCCTGCTCTGATGGCCCCTGGAAGGGCAAGGCCCTGCCCGCCGACTGGGAGATCACCTTTCGGCCCACCTACACCCCCACCGAGGACGAACAGGCCGAGCTGCGCCAGAAGGTGGCCGGGGCCGACAGCCAATACATCCAGGCCCGCGTACTGCAGCCCAACGAGGTGGCGCTCGCGAGGTTCGGGAAGCCCCGCTTCTCCCTGGACACCACCCTGTTGAACCGCGAGGCGGATGGTTCCATTCCCCAGCCGGAGCAGGATGACCCGGTGGAGTTTGGCGGCACGCTCGAGGGCGATCCAGCCGCGGCCCCGCCCGGGGAGGCTCAGGCCGCCGGCGATGAGGCGGCCCTGGAGGGCGCCGCGCCGCCCGAGACCCCGCCCCGCACCGATGCCGACGATGAGCAGACGGATCACAGGATCCGGCTCCGCACAGTGAATTGCAGGTTGCCTGTCCGTGCGGACGACGAACCCTGGTGCGACGATTGCGAAGAACGGGCCCAGGCCCTGGCCGAGCAGATCACCGAGCACCGCGGCCGCCGCAAGCGCCGCCGGGATGAGGAGCCCCGCAACGATGCCACCGGCCAGGTGCATCAGATCCTCGGTGTGAGCGTGCGGATGGATGGCCCGGGCATCGGCCGCCTGCAGGGCCCCTACGGCCAGACCCTCCCCTACCCCGTGGCGGTGGGGCCGGATTTGAGCGGCGCCTGGGAGGTGTTCGAGCCCTCCACCGGCGCCTACTTGCTGGCCCTAGGCCACCAGCACCAGCGGGGGATCCGTGATGCCATCGGCGCCAATGCCACCATCCGCCGAATCGATGGCGTCGACCTGGTGGCGATGGGCGCTGTATGTGATGCCTACGTTTCAGTGCATGGAGCAGAGAAATGAACCTGGCTGACAGCCTGCAGCAGCGAATTGACGCCCTCAAACGGCAGTGCCGCACGGGCTACAGCTGCGGGAGCACCTGCATCTCCCTGCGGAAGGAATGCCGCACCAGCCCGGGGTCGGCGATCGGGAAGGAACGCCTCAAGCGCCTGCTGGCCCTGGCGGCCGGGGGCGCCTCCAGCCAGCGCGGCATTGCCCCGGTGAAGGCCAAGGAGGCCGGTGAGCTTGCCGAGGGTATCGCCACCCGCCGGGGGGAGAAAGCGGGCCAGCTGCGGGGGGTACGCCAGCAGGCCGCGGCAGAGAAGGCCCAAGCGGCACAGGCGGCAGAGGCCGCGGCCAAGGCCGCCGCACAGGCCCGCCAGCCACGCCCAAGCGCCGGCGATCGCCCCATGGCGCCGGCCGGCACCCCCCGGGGTGAGGCCGATCGGGCCGCCAAGGCAGCGGATCCGGACTACGAGTTCGCCAGGCCGTCAACTGTGGGGAATGTCGGGGAAGACCTGAAGGGCTCCGCTCGGCACAAGGCCAACCAGTGGCGAACACTGGCGGAAGCAGAAGCCGATGGCACGGCCGCGGCCATGGTCACCCGAGACAAGCTGCTCAAAGCCGAGCCGCTCGACCTGACGGAAGGCCTCACCAACGCCAACTACCTCACCCGCCTGGCGGGCCACTTGGCGCTGAAGTCGTTCCCGGCCCAGCCCTACACCGACAAGGCGTTTGCGGCCTACGAACGGGGCAGCTATCCGGGCAAGAAATCCCCGGCCGAGATGCGGGAGCTCTACTACAACCACCTGCAGGAGGTGAAGGGCATCATCGACAAGCGGCGGGACGATGCCGACCCCCGCGACATGCTGGCGGAAATCTCCCGGGCCACCGTCGACCGGATCGCCGCCATCAGGGGTGATCGGACCAAGAACACCGCTGACCCGTTCAACCCCCTGGCCAACTCCTTGGTGGATCTCACCAACAAGGCCAGCAGAGGCAGCTACTCCAAAACGTCAGTTACCGGGCAGATCAACACCCTGGGGGTCCGCCTCAAAAAGGCCAACGACGGGAAGAGCACCGCTGAGCTGGCGGATGTGATGCGCAACGCCACACAGGAGATCCTGGGAGGGGCCTCGATTGACAAGGTCACCGGGGTGCAGCGCGGCGGGCCGACCATCAACGCCGCCGACCTCTACGTGAAGAGGGCGGTCCGCACTGGCGGCCGCGCCCTGGGTGTCGATGACACGCCGGCCGGGTCCACCACGGTGCTCGCCAACCGAATGGGAATGCGGGGCCTGCAGTTCGGCAACAGCGTCACCGATGAAGAAAGGGCCCACCACCTGCGCAAGACCGCCGAGGCCCTGGTCGACCTGGCGGACGTGACGGGGCTCCCAGATCGGGCCATCTCGCTGGACGGCCAGCTGGGCCTGGCCTTCGGAGCCAGAGGTAAGGGTCGGGCCGCGGCACACTACGAGCCGGGGACAAAGGTGATCAACATCACCCGGAAGAACGGTGTTGGCACCCTGGCCCATGAATGGGGGCACGCCCTCGATGACTACATCGGGGCGCGATCTCCGAGGGGCCAATTTTTCGCGAAGACCGGCGACACCTACCTGAGCGAGCAGACCAGCCCCAGGTTCTGGGATGGCACCAGAGGCCACGCCAGCCAAGAGGATGATCCTGTCTGGAAAGCCATGGATGGGGTCCGCAATGCCATCAAGGACACCGACTATTCCCAGACCCTCAGGGAAGGGCTGCGGGAATACGGCATCACCCCACAGAAAAGCAAAGGCCAGTGGAACTATTGGACCTCAGGCCGTGAGGTGTTTGCCCGCACCTTCGAGCGGTACGTGCAGCACAAGCTGAAGACCAAGGGGCAGGAGAACACCTACCTCTCCGGCCTGGGCGGTGAGAGCCCCCTGTGGCCCAACAAGGAGCAGATCGCGAAGATGGCCCCCGCATTGGATGAGCTGATGAAGGCCGTGGGCACCAACACCTTCGGCAGCATGAAGCGCCGCACCGACAGCCGTGAGCAGCGAATCCAGCGGCTGATCCGTGAGGCGATGGCCACGCAGCGCATCGATGCCGTGAAGCGGCAGTGCCGCACGGGCTACAGCTGCGGCGCCAGCTGCATTGCGATGGGCAAGGTCTGCCGCAAGACCCCCAGCGGCGCCAATCAGCAGAAGATGACGCGGATCCTCGCCCTGGCGGCTGGCAAGGAAGGCGGCCCTGCTGTCAGCGGTGACGCCAGGGCCAAGGAGGCCCCCTCCAGCAGGGGAGGAAGTGAGAAGGCATCGGAGGGCCAAGGGAAGGGCCCCGCCAGCACGGCCAAGCCCATGACCATCAGGGAGATGCGATCGGCGGTTTTCAAGTCGTTCAACGTGAAGAGCACGGCCGCCCTGATGGCCAACAAGAACTTTCAGCAGTCGGTGGTGGGTGACAAGCCCCGCACCCTCAAGGGCAAGAACGCCGAGGAGGAGTGGCGCCAGCTCTACCGCCGGTTCGTCTCGGTCCCAAGGGATGAGCGCGGTCTCAAGGACGGCGGCAGCGTGATCAACGGGGTGGACATCCTGAAGAACTTCCGCCCCTGGGTGGCCTTCGGCCTAGATCCGAAAAAGGCCACCAAAGCCGACGTGGACAAGGCCTTCCGCAAGCTGGCCATGAAGCACCACCCGGATGCCGGCGGTGATCGGAAGGTGTTCGAGAAGCTCGTCAGCATGAAGAACAGCGTGAAGGCTCTGATGGATTCCGCCCTCGAGGCCCGCCTGGATGCCCTGCGGGCGCGCTTCTCTCCCCTGAATGGCTGACCGGTCCCTGGAGCTGCTCGAGGAGCTCGACCAGCAGTTGCGGGGCCTGGAGGATCGGCAGCTTCGCAAGCTGCGCGGGATCTTCGATGAGGCCCTGCGCCGCACCATCCGAAGCATCACCGATCGCCTGGAGCGGATCGCGGAGCAGCCCGAGTACGACCCGGCCACCACCCCCGGCGCATTCCTCGGCAGCACCCCCGGCGGCCCGGTGCCCATCACCCCCCTGCAGAAAAACCAGGCCAGCCTCTACCTACAGGGCCAGCTCGCCCAGGACCTGCAGGCGATCATCAACCGCTTCCCGGCCGCCCGGGCCGCCAACACAGCCCTCAACCGTGAGCTCACGGAGCTCTACAACAAGGCCCAGGACCTGGGGACCGAGTACGCCCTCGAGCTCTCGCGCGACATGCTCCCCCCGGCCGCCGTGCTCTCCGGCCGGCACCCGGCCCTGCAGGACCCCCAGCTGCCGCCCGCCGCCCCTCCGGCCCCCACCGATGCGCCCGCCCCGGGCAGCCCCTACCAGGAGGGCCAGAGTTTCACCAGGCTGCTCAACATGGGCGCCACCATCGCCGCGGCCGAGCGCGACTTCCAGAGCCTCAGCGCCAACTACCGGCGCCAGCGCAACACTGCCACCGATGAGCGGGTGCGCGCCTCGAAGGACTACTTCTTCCGCTGGTGGCGTGACTGGGGCGACACGGTGCAGTTCGAGACCGCCACCCAGTTGGCCACCGGCGTGGACAGCCGCACGCTGGCCCGCACCCTCAAGGCCCGCCTGCCCCACATCAACGACGCCTTCCGCAACCGGGCCGAGACCGTGGCACGCACCGAAACCCACATCGCCGCCGGCGAGGCCCGCGAGCGCACTTTCCGCCGTGTTGGGGCCGGCTTTGTGCGGTGGGTCGCCACGGCCGACGATCGGGTCTGTGAGTGGTGTGCGCCCCGCATGGGATGCCTCTACTACGCCGGCAGCGTGAAGACCCCCGCGCACCCGAACTGCCGTTGCGCCCTGTCCCCGATCACCCTCGAGGCCCTGGTGATCCAGAACGAGCTGGCCAGCGGCCGCGGCGAGCGATGGGAGGCGCAGCAGCAGGCCCTGGCCGCGGCGACGCGGCAGAAGTACGACCAGGCCAGCAGCAGGCCCTGGCGGCCGATCGGCGGCACCGGTGAGCCCCGCGGCCCGGGCGACTTCCCGCTGATGGAGCGCACCGCCCTGCCGGCCACCACACCCCGGCCGAACCAGGCCAACAACCCGGCAAACGGCGGCGCCAGGCCCTGGCCATCAGGGGATCCGGTGTGGACCCCCTCCAGGGGATGGATCAATGCCGCCGCTCGCGAGGCCTACGAGGCCATGGTCACTGAGGTGGCGGAGCTGGAGGTGTGATCAGGCCAGCACGGGATAGAGGCGCCGCACAAGCCGCTCCAGTGCCTCTCGGGCCGCGGCCATTGTGGCCGTGATCGGCGCCAGCAGGAGCTGCATCTGCGTCACTGGCGCGGAGGCAAGCTCAACAGCAGCGGGCGCCATCAGGCCGGCATACCAGCGGCCCAGCTGCTCACTGAGCGCAGGCAGGTGATCCCAGGCTCGGCGGCAGTAATGACCTGCCAGCAGGGTGAGCACGATCAAAACCTGCAGTCCGCGTAGCACGATCTGGGCTACCTCGGCCCAGTCGATCTGTTCGTTGAGCCAGAGCAGGCCCCGGGCGGTGGTGCCGGAGATGCGGCCTGCGGTGCCGGCAATAGTGGTGAGATTGGTTGCCATGGTTCCTCCGGCCAGTGCCGGGCGATGGGGTGATCGGTGGCGGGCCTTGCCCGGCGCTTCCGATAGGCAGACCCTACCACGAATCGAGCGCTCTGCTGCCGCTATCTAAGGAAAAGGTGTCCATAGCGCAGGGTAGTGTGAGCGGCCGTTCTGGGCTGATCCTATGGCTGCCATCGGCTACGCCCGCGTCAGCAAGGACGATCAGGCCGACGCCCTCCCCGCCCAGGTCAGCCGCCTCAATGCCGCCGGCTGCAGCCGTGTGATCACCGACATAGAAACAGGCCGCAGCTCGGATCGGGACGGACTGCTGGAGCTGATGGCGATGGTGCAGGCCGGCGAGGTCTCGGAGCTGCTGGTGACCCGCGTGGACCGACTGGGGCGTGATGCGGCCTACACCGACGCCCTGCTGGCCCAGTGCGAGGCGCGGGGCGTCACGGTGCGGGCCCTGGACGGTGGCGCGATCGAGACGGCGACTCCTCAGGGGTTCCTGATGGCCAGGCTGCAGACGGGCCTGGCGGAGATGGAATCGCGCATGCTCTCGATGCGCCTACGTCGCCAGTTCACCGTCTACCGCGCCGAGGGCCGGCACCTCAGGCGGCGCAAGCCCTTCGGCTACCAGAACGGGCCAGGCCATCGGCTGGAGCCGCACCCTGAGCACTGGGGGGAGGCGTTGCGCGTGTTGCGTGAGCTGCGGCGGCTGGCGAGCTTTGCGGCGGTGGCCCGCTCCATGCCGCAGTGGTGCGCGTGGACGCCGGCCGCCACCAACCTGCAGGCGTGGTTCGTGAATCCCGTGATCCGCGGGCACATCGGCCACCAGCTCGACAGGGGCAGCGGCAAGGGCTGGCGGCGGCAGTGGGGTGAGATCCACTACGACCAGCACCCGGCACTAATCAGCGAACAGGACTGGCGGGAGCTGGCCGCACTGCTGCAGCGACCCACCAACCGGTTTAAGGCAGCGGGCACCACCGAGACCCGGCACGGGCTGACGGGGCTGCTGCGGTGCGCATCCTGCGGCCACCTGCTGCGACGAAACACATCGAACGGCGTGGCGTGGTGGCGGTGCCGGCACCGGCTCTGCGATGCCCGTGGCGGAGCCAGGGAGGATCGAATCCTTCCGGTAGTTGTCGAGGCGTGCGTGGCTGAGGCGCGGCGACTAGCGGCCGTGCTGAGCGAACCAGCAGCAGAAGATCCAGCACTGGCAGCGATGCGCGGCGAGCTGGAGCTGATGGAGCGGATGGCGGCCCGTAACCCGGACAACCGGGCGATGGCGGCAGCAGTGGCGGAGCAGCGGCAGCGAATCGAGACGGCGCAGCGCGTGGAGCAACCGGCCATTGATCCTGCTGCCTATGAAGCGCTGCAGGATCCGTGGTTCTTCAATGGCGCGACACCTGAACAGCAACGGGTGCTGTTTGCGGCGGTGCTGCGGTCGGTGACGGTGGGGCCTGGTGGTGACCCGATCGCACCTCAGCCGCGTAGCTGATCAGGCGCTGTTGCAGTGCATCGCGCAGAGTCAGGCGCCTGATGTACTTCTCGCTCACACTCAACGCTTCCGCGGCATCGGCCACTGTCAGCAGCAGCTTCTGAGGTCGTGCAGCGGTTGAGGCCTTCCCCTGGCTCACAGCTGCGTCCCTCCCCCTGGAGCCGAGCGCAGCAGATCTGGGCATCGCCGCACCACCTCCGCGGCCATGAGCCGAGAAAAGGCCGGATGCTGCATCTCAGCTGACCACAGCATCAGGCTGTCGGTGAGGCCGATGCGAACGGCCTCAGGCATCGAAAAGCCAGCGGCCATGACTTGGCAGATCGAACCTGCTGAGGCCCAGGCCGCCGTGGTCAGGCTGTAGGCCTGGGCCCGCTGCGGCTGGCAAGCGCCGGTGCCGAGAGCTGCGGCAGCCAAAACATGAAGAAATCTCATGGCTCGATGGGTACGGACCAGACTGGCAATGTCCGAAATCGTAGCGAACCTCTCGGACCTGTGTACTATTGCACCCAGACAGCAACAACCCTAGGCAGTAATGGCTGAATCCTTTTCCCGGCGGCGCGCTCCGGCGCTGCCCCAGATCCGCCCCGCCACCGCCGTGCAGCCGCTCAGCGGCGGTCAACGAGCCAGGACACGCCGCTTGCCAGCTCAGCACGAGCGCCCAAATCGCGCCGCCACCAGGCGCCATTACAGCTCCGATGAGGTGGCTGTGCTGGCTTTGTTTGCTGTCGCCGCTGGCATGGTGATGGGGCTGGTTGCCTTCACCATCCTTCGCGACACGATCTATCGCAATCAATCGGTTTCCTTGGTTGCCCCGCTCAATCCTTGAGCGATCTGGCGCTGTTACGGTCTGGCATCAGATCGGAGTGACAACAAAGCGCCTACGGTGTAGGTGCCGATCCGCAGCAACGGAATGACCACCGCAGACCGTGAGTATGCCGCCCAGCATCTGTTGGCCTTCCTGCAGCGTGTGGGCCCGTTGGAAGCGATCTGGGCGATGACCACGGCGCTGAAAGCGTTGCAAGCTCCGGATGCCCTGGCAAGTGGCGATCACCTGGCGACCGTTGTTCAAGCCTTCGATGAAGTTGCCGCTGAGGCCAACGAGCTGGCCGCTGCACCGCCGCCTGAAGCCGCACCAGCTGATGGTGCAGTTGCGCCTGCTGCTGACATCGCGGAAAGCGAAAAGGAGTCGGCTGAGGCTGGCTGAGCGCCATGCCTAGCTTGACGGCATCCGTTCATCAGTCGTGACACAGCCGCAAACCCTGCAGCTCGATGCCGTCTATGAAGGCACGACCTGGGAGGGAATCAATTCGGTCACCCTGGAGATGCCGGCCGGCACGCCTCTAAACCTCACCGGTGCGCAGCTGCAAATGGTTTACCGGCGAGTGGGAGAGAGAGCCGAGCGACTGGCGATGGGGGTCAACACCGGCATCCAGATCACCAACGCCACCGGCGGTGTTTTTCGGGTGCTGCCGCAGGTCCTCCCCTTGACGGTCGGTTTCTACTACTGGGAGATCATTGTCACCCTATCCACCGGACTGATCGTTCCTATTTTTGCTGGCACGCAAGAGATCACCCGAATCGGGAGTGCGTCGTGACTGACATCTCAGCTGTCGTTCAGCTACAGGAAACCGTCCTGCAGGCGACCATCGGGAGCACCGATCCAGGAAGCGGAACAGATCTGACGCTGGGGGCCAGCGTCGCTGACGTGCTGAGCCTGGCGGGCCAGCAGCTGAATGCCGAGGGCCCTGCTGGAGACGTGCTCCTGTTCTGGGATGCCAGCGCCGGCAAGCTCACGTACCTCAACCTGGCGGATGGGCTGAGCATCACCGGCACGAATCTGACTGTTACCGCTACCGGGACAGGCACGGTTACCAGCGTCAACATCTCCCCGCCGGCAGCGGGGATCACGGTTAGCGGTGGGCCTATCACCTCTTCCGGCTCGATCACCCTGGCGCTGGCCAACGATCTGGCAGCGGTTGAGGGGTTAAGCGGCACCGGCATCGTGCGCCGGACAGCGGCCGACACCTGGAGCGCCGGAACGGCGGTAGATCTCTCCAGCGAGGTTACGGGCCAGCTCCCGTACACCAGCCTCGCCGGATCTCCCAACCTCTCCCTGAAGGCCGATCTGGTTGGCGGCCTGGTGCCTACATCCCAGATCCCCAGCATTGCCGTCGTTGAATATCTCGGCCAGGCCGCAAATCAGAGCGCGATGCTTGCGCTTCGCGGGCAGAGCGGGGACTGGTGTATTCGGACAGATTCCAGCACGGAATGGGTGATTGTTGCCAACAATGGCGCATCTCTTTCCGATTGGATCCAACTGCCCAATGGTATTTCCCCTGTCAGTTCAATTAACGGGCAGACCGGGGCTGTCACCCTTGGCACAGGCGATCTACTCGAGACTGGTGGCAACCTGTATTTCACAGCAGCCCGAGCAATCGGCGCAGCGTTGACGGGATTCGCTGCAGGCGCTGGCACGGTTACGGCTGCAGATTCAATCTTGCAGGCGCTTCAGAAGATCGTTGGTACAATCGCTGACATGGCGGCCGATGCGGCGCAGACGCTGACCAACAAGACGCTGGGCAACCTGCGCGAGTCGGTGTTCACGATCACCGACGCGGTAGGGTTTGAGATCAACCCGCTAAATGGCCCGCTGCAAAGGGTAACGCTCGGCGCAAATCGTACACCGGTGTTTACGTTCCTAGACGGTCAGAGCATGAAGCTGAAAATGAATTTCAGCACCTTTGCTTTGACCTACACCGGCACAGGTGGCCCGGTGGTGTGGGTGGGCGGCACAGCTCCAGCGGCACCATCATCGGGATGGTTGCATGTTGAGTTCTGGCGTGAAGGTGATGTCCTGCATGGTGGCTTGGTGGGGAGCACGGCGTCATGAGGGGGCATTTTTTGAGGGCGGTGAGCAAGGGCGTGCCGTTTCCGCCATGGAATGGTCCTTACAACGGGGGCCAGTTCTTGTTGGCGTTGCAGTCACAGTTTAACTTGACAGTTACTGACACGCTAACAACTCCAGCTAGCACTTATCCAGGTTCTAATGCTTTTTTTGGTGGCGTACTGCTGCCTGATGGTCGAGTGTTCTGTGTGCCAAACAACAGCACTACAGCAAGGATTTACAATCCAGTTACTGACACGCTAACAACTCCAGCTGGCACTTATCCAGGTTCTAATGCTTTTGCTGGTGGCGTACTGCTGCCTGATGGTCGAGTGTTCTGTGTGCCATTCAACAGCACTACAGCAAGGATTTACAATCCAGTTACTAACACGCTAACAACTCCAGCTGGCACTTATTCAGGTTCTAATGCTTTTTTTGGTGGCGTACTGCTGCCTGATGGTCGAGTGTTCTGTGTGCCATTCAGCAGCACTACAGCAAGGATTTACAATCCAGTTACT